TCGTCGATTGCGCTCATTACATGAACCTCTGAGTTCGTGGATCAAAGTGAGGTCGAGTCGCGGCCTGCCGCATGTGGAACTGCATCATCTTCGACCGCATGTAGGGCTCAACATGCGGCTTGGCGACGTAGCCAGCACCCAGTATGGCGCCAGCAGTTGGGGCATGACGCACGGCTCCGCCCAATGCCTTGGCCGCCACACCAGGCTTCAATGGGTCAACGGCAACACCCTTGGAGACCTGCTCGCCCATCTCGGCGAAGGCTTTTCTGACCCCGGCCGGGAGCTTGCTGAGAACCTTAGCACCGTGACCCAGAGCTTCTACTGCGGCGGCCTCCTTCTGGAGTGCGACGAAGCGGCCGATGGCCCGAAGGTCTTGGGACTTCTTGATGATGGGTCGAACGTCGACACCCTTGGACTCCAGCACGTCTCGAAGACTAGGAGTCCTCCCTCTCCCCTCCACACCAGGAGGGCGGACCGGCCACTTCTTCGACGTCACCCCAGCTAGCCACTTCGGGCCGCTGGTCCCCTCGCCTCTGATAAGGGCTTGAGCGATCTCGGCAGGGCTCAGCTTCATCTTGACGGCGGCTTGCTTCGTAGTGTTGAAGGCCGACATACATTCGGCCTTCTCCATCTCGTGACGGTCAGCAGCTCTGCGTAGGGCTGCAAGAGCCCCCGCTTGACGAAGGCCCTCGTAATTCATCGAAGCCTCTTAGTGATGGCTCTGTTGAGAGCGGAGAGCTTGGCACCGACGTGCTCGATAGCCGCGGCGATCTTGAAGCGATGAAGCGTCGCTGCCTCATAGTCGGAGTACGACTGAGCCAGTGGGCTGTTGGGATTCGGCTGAGAAGCCGTCTTCGCAAGAACACACCCCGACGAAGACTCGATGCCGCTGGCATCGAAGTAACGCTGGACCTTCACCAAAGCGAGTTTGGCGAGATCGGGGTGCGACGCCTGCATGGAGACGGCACGACTGATGTCTGCAGTCGTTCCGCCGCCAAGGACGATCTGCTTCGCCTCTTTCACGAGGACGCTCTCAGCCTCTCCGTGACGAACAACGGCGAGCTGATGCTCTGCCGCGAAGTGGTCCTGCAGTCCTTCGAGCTGCTCTCGAAGACGCCAGGCATCTCCCATGGGATTGGCCATGGGGTAGGCCTCAGCAGTCTTGGGGGTGTCGAACACACCCATGGCCGAGTCTTCACCCGGCACATAGGAATCGAAGGAAGCGGTCTTTTCCGAGACCGCCATCGGGGATGACATGGCTCCCATGTTGAGCTCCTTCAACACGTCACCGGGATCAGCGGGACCGCCGTCGAAGTTGACGACACGATGGTCCCCAGAACCCTCCTTGAACATCCGCTGGAACGTCTCGTTGTTTGCGAACTCCACGATCCGGCGTATGTGCTCTGTGCCGAGACCCTGCTCATCCTTCACGGACTGAACCACGGCCTCAGTCATCGGAACGTCGCCACCAAGGTGCAACTCACTGGCACGCTTGGCCAGCGTCCTCAACTGGTCCGAATCAACCAAGTTCCCTGTGCCTCGTAGGGGCATCTACTTCCCCTTGTCTCCGTTCGTATCATGAGGCATGTATCTCTTAGAGGATACACCCCGTGATACACTATCGACAACGTAGCATGTAAGGGATCGTATGCAAAGCACTCGCAAGGCCTGGATCTCTGTCCTGGAGGCCTCCCAAAAGCTGCGTTGCGACGAAGACGCCGTACGGGAATTAGCCAAGCGAGCAGTAGTCCGACAGCTCACCGACGGAGACGTAATCTATGTGCGCTCCGAAGACATCGACGAGGTCCTATCGATCCAGGGCGGCATCAAGATGTCACCAGAGGACGCGCAGCGACGCATCATCCTACTGGAGCGCCAGGTATCCCGTCTACAGGGGGCTCTCGACCTCATGCTGCAGGTCAATCAGATGTCGGCCACACAGTTGGAGCCGATGGATGACGACAGGCTCCTCATGCTCTTCATCAACATCTGTGAGGAGCTCAAGACGACGGAGTGGCCGATAGAGAGACTACTGAGCTGCTGCGAAGTCTTCGTCCGAATCAGCGACGATGAGATGGAGAGGCTCAACGAGCTCGCAAACACACCGACGTCCTGGAGACCATTCTACGAGCTGTGCCTGAAACAACTCCGATACGTCACGACTCATCCCGAGTTCACCATCGACATCAACCTGCAGAGATGCCGTGACTTGTTGTGGCGCGGTCGCAACAACCTAAGATCAATCGCTGTTATAAGCATTGAGATCAACGCAGCTCAAGACACGAGTCAGAACATGCTGGCCCGTCTCGCCTCAGCGGACGTCGATGAATTCGACGACCTCATCAAGCAGTTCAAGGCCCAAGGCCGTGGTGGCCACAAGGGCATGCTCTAGATCGAAAACAACCTTCTGATCTAGGTATAAGAGTTGTAACTCGGGGAATCTTACCCCGGGCTGCTGCACGTCATTTCGCCGTGCAGAATCAGGGAGGAGACCGAAAAATGGGCGACAGATTGAGAAGGGTATTCACCGGCGCGGCTATCGTTGCGCCGGCTATCGCGATAGGCGCGGCGCTTATCGTAGGCTCGCGGACATTCATCGTCGGTCTTCCGGTGTATCTGCAGACCCTGATCTACGGCGGTGGAGGAACAGCCGCCGTAGCAGCGACGGCTGGAATGTCGCTGATGGTACTGAAATCGGACGCGGAGATTGCCCAAATCGCTCGGGCAGCCGCGGCAGAGGCCGTGACGGGTACGGCACTTCCCGTCGTGACGACGGCGGTCCAAGTACCACCCACTGTCGTGGAGGCGGTCCAAGTACCGCCCACCGTGGCAGTACCGCCCACCGTGGCAGCACCCCCTCCGGCAGCCGGTCCGCCTCCGGCAGCACCCCCTCCGGCAGCCGGTCCGCCTCCGGTGGCAGACCCGACCCTCGCCGCCACCGGTTCCTGAGCGCCTGGCCCGTCCTGGGCCATTCCTAATAATCCTTCTGGACACGCGGCGGCCCTCCCCGCCCGTGTCCTCTTAGCTGCTCATCATCTCTTCGATCTGTCCCTCTTGCATAGGAATGAGGATGTCGGGGCGAGGCCTCACAAGCATAGAGGCCAAGAAGCAATAGAGCACGGCGTGAGCCGTGTCGTCGCTCTTACCAGGGCTGATCTTATATTGGACCATCCGGAGCTGCTCCGAATACTCCATGAAGATGTTGAGGAAGTCACTGCCATGAGGGTCCATGAACTGATTCCAGTTCGGGAATCGGATGACGTTTTTCCCCCTCTTGATGGCATTGAAGAGATCGGACAGTACCTCGGTTCGGTTCAGGGTGAAACGGGAGAGGCCAGGCTCCCACTTTACCTTCACCTTCTGACGACCAACGTGCTGCATCTTCTTGATGCGATCAATACCGAACTGACGAGCTAGCCAATCGTTCCTGTCGTAGCCAACGCCGTAGTCAGTCCCGGCAACAGAGAAGTTCACCTCGACCAGCATCTTGGCGATCATCTCAAGCTGTACAGGGGGCTCAACCTCACGTCCCGTGAAGCGGTGAGCAAAGAAGATCGTGAAGACACCCTTGATGTACCCACCAAGAACAAGCACGGTGTAGGACTCGTTCTCCGCCGTGCCCCAGTCGATGCCGACGAAGACACCCCCATCACACCGCAGGGCGTTCTCCCTGGCCTCCGTCATGTCGATGTCGTCGATGCAACACGCCTGGAGCTGCGCCTGCGTCAGCGGTCGGGTGCCACTGTCGTAGCTGAGGCCGAGGACCTCGTTGTAGAACTGAGCTCGCTCATACCGATTCAAAGCAAAGAGGACGTTGTCGTTCCACGCCTTCTCATTATTGATGATCCAAGGCACCATCAACTGAGGGATGCGGAATCCCTCGAAGGTGACGCGATCCCTGTTGTCTACAGTCATGGGCTGCTTTGCAACCCAGCGAGACTCAGGACCGAGGGGGTATATGGCCTTGCCGCACCGACTACAAATCGGACCCTTCTTACCGATGTTAGCCTCACCAAGACTGTTCCAATGTCGGTGAGGCTTGCGGCAGTCACAGGGGACGAGCCACTCGTTCTGAGTCGAGAAGTCAGCCCAGTATTTCTCTATCGTGTTGTCCAGGCTCTTCGGCGTGCCGGAGTAGCGGTACAGCTTCCAGAAGGAGTGAGAGGCGCACTGTTCAATGACGGGTATATTCTGCGTCATGATGTCCTGCACCTCATCGATCAGAATGAGGTCGGCGGATATGCCGCGGACACGGTCAGCAGAGAGGAAGGCGTATCGAATACGAATCTGTGATCGGTTTCGGAACTGCTTGAAGAAGACGTTCTGCGCCAGCTTCGCCGTCGTCATTCCGTTGATGACGGGGCTGATCTCGATGACTTCACGAATTCGGTCAACAGAGAAGACCGTAGCTTGCTGAGCCGTGGCCGTCACAAACAGCACCTTGAAGGCGACGTTGAGACTGGAGTACGCCACGGAGAGGTTGCCGAGGCCCGTCGACTTCTCGGTCTGACGGGCACACTTCATGAGAACGCGGTGGTGTGAGGTGTCGTAGACCTGCCGTAGGTAAGGCCGCTCCGCGAAACTGAAGGGCTCGATGCTACCAGCAATGGGGATACGGATGGCGAACTCCGTGAACTCAGACGGACTCACCTCTACCCGTGAGTCGGGAAGGACGATGCGTCTCTCCTCATCCTCCAGAATGATATCGATCTCCGTCTCCTCGTAGATTTCATCCTCCGTCGAGAGCAGAGCCTCAATCTCCTCCTCTACCTTGGAGCTATATCCGAGTCCGTTTTCTTCTCGATTCTTGGCGACGTCGTAGAGCTCATCGCGCGGCAATTCTTCAGCGTGCATCGACTCAACCCTATGACATAAAAATGATCCAGTCCACTGCTATAAGGATGATACGGAGTTAGCATTTTCGTGTGGGAGGATTGATGACCAAGAAAGGGAAGAAGGGTGATGATGCTATTTCGAGTAGTCTCGACCGTCTCGCGGTCGAGAGTGCATTGGCCTGCGGCCTCTACGAATCAGAAGAGGCTCTGAATCGCGACATCTTCGGAGGTAAGGAGCCCGACGACTTCACAAAACTCGCCGCGAAGCACACACTCGCTGATCAAGTAAAGGCGAAGTGCTACGGCGATCTGCTCGATATGAAGGGCATCCGAACCATCACGGTTTCGTTCAAGAGGCACGGAGAAGCCACCAATGTTCGCGGCGTCATTGTCATAAATGGGCCCGGCAAGAATGGCTACCTCATCTTGGAAAACCGTAAATCAGCTATGTTCACGATCAAGATGCGGGGGGACATGTGGACGAAGTTCGTCGGCGCCGGAGACAGCCACCGGCACACGACGGCGAACGTCCTCGCATTCAGCATTGGCTCCCCACTTCGCGTCGTCCACGAGGCCGTTGAGAAGATGGTACGGTCGTGCAATGATGATTCGTGGCTCCACGTTCACTCGTTCCCAGTCGACGTATCTAGGATCACGGATTCATTCGTGGCTGACCTCCTGGTGCAGACGCCTTTCGGTGTCCACCCAGAAGAGGTCATAAATGACTTCCCGTGACAGAGGGGGAGACGTACCGTGCCCAATGCGAACGGGCCGTCGTACCAGCGTGTCGGACGGTAAGATACGGATACACTTAGATGACCCAACGACGTCTCGTGCATCGTGCCTAGGGAAAATCTACGGAAAGCAGTGTGACATGTGCCCGAACTCCGCATTCGAAGCTCGATTCAAATCCATTGGTAGCGCCGCGGACTACCAATGGCTGGACGAGATCATCAATCGCGCATGTGCCGCAATAGACGCTCGCGTAACGAAGAAGATACGCAGCATCGAACACTGTTGCCCGGACCACGGCGACGCCATAGTAGTTGCCTACGATTTCGAGGCAGTGCCCTCGGCAGTGATCGACAAAAAGTCGCTAAGCCAAGTCTATGACATGATCATGGAAGGAGCATCCGGAGACGGCGTCATACATGAAGTCCTGCACGTCCACGCGAGACGGCACGACCACTCAGGGAAGACGTTCGATCTTCGGATAGCTTTGAAGCAGATGTAAAGACAAGGCCCCCCGAACGGGGGCCTTCTCTTTAGCTAAGAATGGATCGTAGCTCGTCGGCTGCGGACTGAAACATAATAGTCGCGTGGGCGGCACCCTTCTCGATGTCATCGACGGTGTCACCGGGGTCGTTCTGCGCCCCATCCTCTGGAGTACGAGCTGGGGCCTTGGCTCCCTTGGGACTCTCCGTCTCCGACTTCTCAACGTGCTTCATCACGAAACCGCGTTGACGAGAATATGGTCGATGTCCTCAGGGCCAGGGGGTGTCGTTCCACCACTCTTCACGATGACGCTCCAGCTCTGGAGCTCCTCCACCCACTGAATGTCGAGTCCCTTGTTGGGCGGAGGCCACTGTGAGAAGGCGCCGAAGAGCTTGTTGCGGAACGACGCCGGATAGAGGCCGCCATCAGACCTGAAGAACTGGAACACGGCGTCGCCTTTCCGGAACGTGTACTTCACCTGGTGCTTCCCGATCTCCACTTCCTGAAACTTCAGGGGCTGGATGCCGAGGCTGCCTTGAACCATACCGCCGCCATTCTCGATGGCGTCTTCCGTCTTCCGCAGAACCTGCGGGACAGGTAGATCTCCCATGCCGTCCTCCTAGTAGTCGTCCATACCAATCTTTTCGTCAGAACCCGCTACGTCTTCAGCCTCTGAGAAGGTATCGCCACCCTCCGTCAGCTCCAAGATCGCCTCCCTCTTCTCATCCCCCAAAGTCCTCATCTTGAATGCCTTGAAAGAATCGAGGATGTCCATCATAGCAGACGCCGAGGAGGTTACTTCCTCCTGTGATGCCTTGGCGGCCTTCACGTAATTGGAGAAGGCTATGGAGTGATCCTTACTAGCAGGCTGGTGTTCAAGCTCAAGCGCCTTCATGTAGGCGATGTTTCGAAGATTGGTGAAGATCTTACCAGCATCGGCGTGACGGATGGGGCCAGTACCCGTCTTCCACAGCAAGAACTGAACGCCCTGCGGACCACGACTCGTGATGGCAAGTCGCAGCCACTCGCCGTGAGCTACATTCCTACGCTGGATGAACTCTCCCCACTCCTCTGAATTGAGAAGTGAGACGTTCCAGAAGTAGTGCCGAAATCGATCCAGGGTCCGTTCGTCAAGGCTGGCATCGGTGACCTGGTTCACCTTACGTACGATCTGACTAGGTTTCAGAGGAGATAGAAGAAATGTTTCGAGCAAGGGGCGCACGTTCGTGTCCCCAAGAAGATTGAGAGCCGCCTTCAACCATTTGTCGCGGTGCCAGGCCTCATAGACGCCTTGCTGTCGAAGAAACAGTGAGGAGGCACGGTGCCGACGGTCGTGACCCTTGAAGGGCACCGGCAACTCAGAACGTATATCGATGTCGAGCGCAGCGATGTACTCCAACGTCGGCGTGCCGAGGTCGGCCATCTCACACATGCGGATGATCTCATCGAAGGCGTGCTCCCGCCGGGACAGCAGAAACTTGATCCAGAACTCGGCGGGGTGACGCGTCACTTAGCTGCTTTCCCTGGCAATTTCATCGAGTACATAATACCGGGGATTCCTGGGGCGGCTGATTCCATACCAGTCAGCCTCGACCCAACCACTGACTCCCCCGCGGCTAAGAACTTCGTTGGAGCGATGGCCCCAGAAGGCACAGAGGACACTTCGTAACCGCGCTTCGGCGCTGACTCTATTACACGGCGGTAGCTATCCGACACAGGTGTCTGAACGTGTACCTGCTGTCGCGGTAGACGCCTGGCAACCTCACCTTGGAATTTCTTCCCCAAGCCCATACCACGGAACTCTGGATCAATCTTTATGAGCTTGACAATATTATTCGCAGCCTCATCGTCGGCGCTATCCAGCAACATGCGCCCTATGCGTTTCTCGCCCAACATCAGGCGCCACTCCCCTGTCCTACGCCCAGGTACCACCTTCACTAGCGCCCTCAACTTGGAGCTAGCGATCTTCTCGAACTCATCAGCACAGGACTCGAAGACCGTTCCCTGAAGCGTGGAAGCCATGGCTACGCCTTACGGTAGATGAGCTCCTTCAGAGCTCTACAGGTATCCTCCAGGCGCTCCATGGCGTTCTTCACCGACACCTCGGGGACGTCGGGGAGACCCAACCGCACGGCGACGAGGAGGTACGCCAGCTTGCCGATGGCCTCCTCGAAGTCGGGGACGTACTCGATGAAGGTCGAGAGGTTCTCTGGCGTTATGAAGCCAAGACTCAGGACCTTGTCCACGGTGCTGACGTCGTCGAGGCCCGACGCCTCCTTCAAGAGGAAGTGCTTCGGCGGCATGCCGGCGATGGCTTCCTTCGCCATCTCCTCAGCGGCTTGAAGCGACTCACGCAGAGGAATGATGGGACGGCACCCAGCCACGAAAGACTCACCCCGCTGCCCAGCCTCGGCCAACTTGCGCATGGCTAGCTTCGGGTGAACTCCTGCCGCGACGGCAAGGAAGAGGGCGTCCTCAGACTGCAGGAATTGACGCTGATCAGCAGCCAACTTCTCGACGGCCCTGCCAGTGAAAGACCAAAGGTTGCCGTCACTGATGATGAAGAGGGAACCGTTGGGATTCATGCCACTGGCCGTCTTCGTGAAGAGGCCAGGATCATCAACGAGGGTGAGGGCCGCGCCGGCACCAAGCGGACACCACTGCACCGCGGCCGGAAGTCCGTACTCGTCGTCACCGAGCTTGGCGAGCTTCTTGAGGTCAGGGACAACTCGCAGCTTGAACCGCCCACCCATGATGGACTCGAAGACTACCCCGGGTCCGTTCTTGTCCTGGAAGGCCGACTTGACGGCACCCGGTATGAAGGCCAGAGCAGAACCGTCCTTGGTGAGGACGTAGAAGAAGCCGTCACCCTCCAGCTTGTCGGAGGAGATGATGTTGGTGCCCCTACCGACGAAGCTGCCAACCATGTCTGACTGGACGGCGTGCGCGCTTCCATTCGTGAACACCTTCAACGGCAGAGACGCACCGCCGAAGTCGAGGACCTTGGGGAATACCCACCCAAGATGCTCATTGTCCTCAACGTCACGTACCTTGTACTCCCCGAATCGCTCGATCTCACCGACTTCGTCGTCAGTCGTGAGGTCGTCCTTCACGACGGCATCCGTTGTGATGACGGTGGCTCCCACCTGATCCGTGGTAGCTACGGCGTCCTCCCCCACCACGGCTGCTGTCTTGATGCGGTCCAACACGTAGGTCTTCGGGTCGAAGAACTGGCTGTGCGCCAGCTTGATGTGGTACTCGTCACCAACCCGTGAGACTTGAGCCGTGTCCGGCACCTGGAGATCCGACGCCGTCTTCACGACGTCTTCAGCCGTCACGGGGTCGACGCTACCGATGAGCTGAATGAAGGCAGACGTCGCCTCCTTCGTGATGAGACTGCGGGCCAGAGCCTTGTCCGCATTCATCTCCGCCTCGACCCGACTGATGTCAGACTGGAGCATCGTCCCGGAGATGGCCTCCATGAGCATCGGCTTCGCAGCCGACGTCTTGACGCCTTCCTCGACGTTGCCACGCCCACTGACCATCCTCTCGGAGCGATCCGGCGGAACCATCTGGTCGCCGATCATCGTAGCGTTCTGGTTCGGAGTGCCGTAGGAGTCGAAGATGTCGGGGCGGAACAGACCCTGGCGAACGCGCTCCTCACTGAGTGGCATCATGCGACCGCGGGCGTCGATGAAGACGTCGAACTCCTTGAGCTTCTGCTCCTTGACGATCACTGGCACCTTCATGGTGCGAACGCCAGCATCTGCGGAGAGCTGCTGACCAGCGGGGGTCTGGAGACGCGCCGTCTTGTTGCGGATGACGAGGTACCCCAGGGCGTAGCCCCGCTCATCCTCGACGTCCCGCATCACAGGGCTGACGTCGTACTGACCCAGATATGGGTGCTGCTTGAAAGCCTCCTGCATGACTTCCTGAGGCCAGTCGTCGGCGTTGTCGGAGAGCCGTGACTCCATTCCAATCTTCTCGATCGGCACTGGAGCCGAGGGCGTCAGGAACAGCGGCTCGGTCATGTGATCCTCCAATTACCACTGGGGACAGCGGCCGTTCCTTGGTCGTTCACTTCCGCGCTCCCCTTCAGGAACTCTACGATAGCACGCCCTACTGCCTTGAACATAGGGCGCATCTTCTCTCGGTCGATCTCGGGTGGACCATACTCATCGTTGAAGCTGAACTCCTCTGAACCGTCGTCTCGAACCTCTGACACCACAGTCCTATTACGCAGCACGTTTGGGAAGGCAGCCTCCATCTCTTCCTGGAAGTAGGCCTCCGCAAGATCAGCAAACACATCGGCGTCTAGAGCCATATCACACCGCCTTCACTCGCTTTGATGTGAACGCTATGGGCGGCAGTGAGGGGACCGGTATACCGGTCGCTGATCCAGATACGGGGTGGGTGTGCCCAGCCATGAACGCCATGAATGCCTCAGTAGCAACGACGACTTGGCGGCCCCCCTGCGCGCCAAGGTCAACGGAAGCAGCCTCGATGACCTTCCCTGCCGAACACCGCTCCGTAGAAGACGATGCCTCCATAGTGTGGTTACCACTCACCGACACGTTGTGATCTCCGGTGATCTCCTCAGTGAGGCCACCACTGTATCGATACGTAGACTGCCCACGAATTTGCCACTCCAACTCCCCTTGGATCTCGCGCTTGTCGTCTTTCTTGGCAAAGGACTCGACGGTACCCTCTTCATCGATGTCGAGGGTGTAGGAAGCCTCCCCCGTCACCTCGAAGGTCCGGGTGTTGATGGCTTGCGGAGCTATGACGACGCGCATGCGCTTCGTGTCATCGACGTGACCGATCTGCACCGACACCGACGCAAGTTCGTCCTGAGCATTCTGACGAGCAGCTATGGACAGAACGGCCCGTGCTTCATCATCTGGATCAGTGTCGCTTCGCTCAACAGTCCATGACAGAGCCCCACCCGCCGTCCACATCGAGTAGTTTTCACAGATGTCCCGGATGTAGTTGAGCAATGGGATGTAGAGACGCTTGGAAAGAGCCGTCGACGCCACCTCCAAGACACCACCACGACGCAGCCAGATGTGATTCTTGTCCCGCGTACGCAGCATGATGTCGCCCTGCTGGAGGTAAGGCCTCCCGCTTCGGAACGTCACGCTGTCATTACCCTCATCAGGAGCGGGGTCTGTTGAATGCTCAGAAACCGCAGGGGTATCACCGGTGTCATCCGGCTGCCGAGCACCCCGCTCGAAGGTGGTCGTGAAGGCCATGATGAAGGGGTCGGATGAACTAGGCCGACACACCATCACCTTGGCCCCGACCTCAGGCATGAAGAAGATGCCTTCGCCACCAGCAAAGTGAAAGTAGGGGTTCGACCACTGTACGTCGAGATAGGTCCGCTGTGATTCTCGGGTGCGAACGTCAGCCGTCCAACGCCTCATGTTGACGTTGAGGATACGTCCTTCTTCGATCCGAACGCGGTTCGCCCCGCGCTCGACGATCGAATCCCTTGCAGCTCTGGGCATCGACTACCGTCGACGAGCCACGGCACCACCAGTGATGCCTGCCGCGCCTAGTGCACCAACACCACCGGCCGTAGCGAGCCCCGCACGACCCACCGGCGTCTTCGCGGCACCAGCCACGCCACGCCAGACCTGACCAGCAGTACCAGCGCCCTGTGCCGCGGCTCGACCCGCGCCTGTGGTGTAGGCCCCCTTGAGAGTCTGGCCCAAACCCTGAACGCCAGCCTTGCCGCCTCTCACGGCCTGGGCAATCTGCTTGAAGCCCTGCCCAATCGGCTTCGCAGCCTTGGCGACTGCGCCAAGAATGGCATCCTTCTCCATGCCCTCTTTCTCGATGCTGCTGAGCTCGTTGAACATAGCGCCGTACATGATCTCGGTGAACTCTTCGTTCATGATATCTCCTAGTACACCCCAGGCGTGTCGCCGAGGCCAAACTCAGCGCCGAACACGACGCCTGGAATTGGGTGCTCGCCGTGGATATTGGACTGCCACCCCCGTGAGGCACCCTCTATCACAGTTGATTTTAGCTCCTCATGGTTGAGACGCGCCAGCCAGTCCTCCATAACGTCCTGTGGGATCTGTCGGACTCCCTTCAGGATCGGCTCATGTCGGATTGGGTTCATGTCCTTCCCTCGGAGCTGAGTCTTGTTGAGATACTGGACCTGAGACGTGTTGGCAAAGTCGCCCCTCACGTAGTCAGGGTGATCCCCCGGGTCCATGACACGGGTGACGTTGGACATAGATCGAACAACGACCTCCGTGTTCCTTCTACGAATCCCTTCGGGAGCATAGAGCTTGTGGAGCTCGTCAGCCAAGTAGTTCTGCACGGGCTCGATACCAGTGAGGGGAAGCATCTCGTGCGGGTTCACGGGGCCCGTGGAGATGGGTGCGCCCTTCTTCACCTTGCTCCCCTTGCGAACACTGAGCCGCCTATCCGCCGGGACGTAGTGCCGCTTTCCCTCAACTGACACGTTCCAGCCACCTGCCGGGTCCTTCTTCACGTCGTCTACCTTACCACTAGCAGAGGCCAACGTCGCTGACCCCTTCAAGGTCTGGGGCATGTTGAGGAGCTCCTTGGATCGATCCAGTCCCTGCCCAGCAAGGCTTGCTCCCCTCGGGTCGTGGACGCCGCCGGAATGGAAGGCGCGTAGCGAGAGCTGCACGCCCCGCTCACCAAGAGCCTGCGCCGCAATGACACCGATATTGGTTCCCTGATCGTGAAGCTGGCCCTTCTCGTTGATGCCGTAGCATTTCGGGCACACGCCCTTGGCGTGGTTGCACTTCATCGGGGAGCGGACGACCACCTTCTGCACACGGTTGCCTCGCAAGTCCGACAGCACCTCGGGCGTGACGAGGGTATCTCGCTTCAGCTTCCTACCGTCTGAAAGCTCGACGTCCTGCTGCATGTATCGACCAATGACATCAGGCTCGTCGGTACTCACACTGATGCCGCGAGTCGTGCCACAGTCATCTCCCTGAACGAGCTGGTTCATCGTGGCGTTCATCATGAGCTTGGACAGATACCCTGGCTCTGCCACGGACTGAACCTTCTGGATGATGCCCTTCCGACCACCGCTCATCGAGGCCCAGTAGTCAGCCACGTCCATGCCTTCGGAGTAGGAGCTCGTAACTGGTGACGGAACAACCCTACCCGACGCATCCGTGAACAGGATCGGTGCTGCAGTGAGCTGCCGATAGGCATTTCCTTTGATACCTGCTGCCATCTCCAAACGGTCTAGGTTCGTATCGACAAGGGCGGCCTTCCGCTTCACGCCGTCCTCCAACCTCATGAGGGCCTTCTCGTAGACCGTCACCATCTTCTGGGCGTCGGCAGGCTTCCGTACGTCGAGGCCTGCCGTCTCCTCAGCAGCCTCTCTGAGAATTGGTGTACGAATGTCTCGGTGAACCTTCAGGTCACGTAGGTTGATGGTGAGACCGGAGAGGAAGGCCTGCTCATTACCAAGATCCTTCATCTTGTCGATGGACTCTGCGTAACCCGATGGGTCGACACGGGCCATCTCGTTGAAGAGCTGCGCCTGATCCTTCTTCGTAAATCGATACTTGGTGTTGTGGAGCAGACCACTGTCGCTCATCTTGACGCGCATCTTCTTGGGCATTGCGCTGAAGATGCGGAGGCGACCCGCTGTAGTGGGGGTTGCGTCGTCTCCTGTAATACCCCTCACCTTCACGACGTCGGTGACGCCTACGTCGCCGCGATTGACGGCTCTTTCCAATTCCTTCCGTGACTCGAAGGTTTTCCTCGTCCTCTTACCGATCTCAGTCAAGCTGTAGAGACCAACCTGCATCTCCTTGATCGGGGTGTACGCGGCCTTGCCAGAGGACGGACTGAAGAGGAGGTTGGACGGCATCATACGCCGCGCCTCTTCAACGGCCTCTTTCGTTATCGGAACGAAGGCCGCCATGGCATCACCGTCGAAGTCCGCGTTGTAGCCAGACGTCACCAGGGGGTGGATACGGATAGCCTTACCCTCCGTCAGTCGCGGCTTGAACGCCTGGATACCGTACATGTGAAGTACGGGATCACGCTTCACGATGATGGGTCGGTCCGCTGTTACTCTGTCCAGCGCCTTGTTGGCAATGTCCCGGTTGTCCCGGATCGCCTCCTGCGCCGTAAGGGGGGTCATGCCGAAGGTCTGCCGAAGCTCCCGGACTACGAACGGCTTGTAGGACTCCATTGCAGCCTTACGAGGGATGCCGATCTCATCCAGGGACAGTGAGGGGTCCGGGATGATGGTAGAGCGGAGTGACATGTCCTGCTTCCGCTTCACGAGCTTGTCCTGGAAGTAACCAGTCTTCGGGCTCACCCCGGCGATGGTGTCGAGGATGCCGGGGTAACGACGATTGAGCGAGCCTCCGGTCCCGGCCAGCGCCTTGAGCTCGTCGTAGAGCTCGGCGCGGAGAGGGGCCCTCTCTTCGTCAGGGGTCAACCTGTGGATGGTACCGAGCTTCTGAGACGTCAGCGACACCTGCTTGTAGAGATGGTTGATGTCCTCGAACTGGACACTGCCGTCATCCATGACACTGAGGGGCCGCATGATTGGGGGCATCACAGGCACGTTCTGCGTCATGTAGGCGTCCGTCGGCGTCATCCCCAACTTGTTCAGGGCACGGAGATACTTGATCCTCTTGTTCGTCTCATTGAGTTGTTGGCCCTTGAGTTTCGCGACCCTGGTCTCCTCCTTTTTGAGCTCCTTCTTGACGTCGACACCACTGAGCAGTCGGGACACGGCGCTCGGGCCGTACTGCGCGCCACTCTCACCAGCCGGAACGATGCGCCCGTCAGGAGTGACGCCCTCCTTACCACTGATGATCCTCTCGAACTGTGGCTTCCGAATGCCAGAGATCGACATGATGGCACGCTCGAATATTGGATTCGGCATAGCCTCGGAGAGCCTGATGTGGGACCACTTCTTCCCACCCTCCCCGCCGGTAACTGTTGGGTCGAAGAGCCCACCCTTCTCGGGTTCGAGCGTCCTCATCTTCACCATCTTCCCGCCGTCTTTGATCTTCCCACTGGACATAGCAATCACCTGCTTGTCCGTCATCGGCGAGAGAGCCAAGGAGTTTCCGTCCTTATCTACGTTGACGCCGAGCCCATTCAGATAGGACACAAACTTGTTGTAGGCGAACGTCGGTCGAGGCGGTGGGAGGAGCTCACCAGCTTGCAGCGCTCCCCACAAGGCATCATTGTCTCCTCCTTGGGCTTTGTCGGACTTGTAGGTCGACATCTCTCGGATGTTGTGTGTTGCTCCGTGGGCGAGTAGTCCGTAGAGCTCAAGGGCACCAACGGCTTGTCCACCATGAGGTAGGCCTCCCTTCGGGATCATGTTGCGGTCGTAAGCGTCCCTGCTGCGGGCGCTCATCTTGTCATCCACTTGGTGGTGCAGCTTCAACGTGTACTGCTTCCCCGTCATGACGCTGGGAATTGTGCGTCCCGTCTTGGGGTCTACGAGGTCCTCAGTATCTGAAAGACCGTGCCTCTTGAGCTCTTGCTCGATGTGGGTTCGAGCGTCCTTTAGCTCAAAGTTACTGACATCAAACGGTTTTCCTGTCTTCTCGGCAATCTTAGACGCCGCCGTCTCCAAGATCTGACCTACGTTCATACGACCCGGCACACCCATGGGGTTGTGTATAACGCCTATGGCCCTACCGCTCTTGGTCTGCGGCATCTCCTTGTCGGGAAGGATCTGAGTAATGATGCCCTTGTTGGCGTGACGACTTACGATCTTATCGCCGATGACAGCAGGCTCTTCTGTGCGGACATGAACCTCAACGCCCTTGCCCCGCTTCGTAACACCCACAACCTTACCAGGGTGCTCCTCTTCCCAGACCACAGCGCGATCTTTATACGGCTTGACAAGGCTCTTGTGGATGAGACCGAGATCTACGTCGTCCCTGGTTACGACCCGAGGCGCCATGGCGGCAACAAGGGTGTCTCCAGGCATGACGGCTTGACCCGGCTTGATGACGCCGTCGTCATCCAGTTTTGATCGCTGCTCCACCGTCATACTATCGGGGTTGTAGGCCATGTACTTTGGAAGACCGAGGAGCTGCCCCTCTCTGGTCGACAGCCGCTTCTTGTACATGTGCTCTGACGTCAGCTTCTCGGCGGCCGTCTGTGAAATGACGATGCCGTCCTCCACGTTGTGGCCACGAGCCGGGAGGTAGGCGACGTCGAGGTTGACGCCTGGAGCGTAGGAGCCATCAAGCGTGAACGTGGTGTCAGAGATAAGCTGTCCGCGCTTCACGTCGTCGCCAGACTTCACGATGGGCAGACTATCTAGGACACCCTTCTTCTCGTTCAGTGGGTAATTATCGTAGATCGGGACGTCGTGAACGGTACCAGCATTATCCTTGATGTGGATCGCATCTTTTGTCACCTTGGTGACCTTTCCTGCGATCGGAGCGTGCTGCGCCACTGACTGACCGATGATGTCGTCGTACGACTTCCCACCTTTTGAGACGGACCGAACCAGCGGCCTCTCCCGATGCTTGAGGGCGACGGCCTGCTCCTGATGGCGACCCGACATCGTGGCTCTGTTCTGGGAGTTGGTACCGAGAAATGGAACGAGGTTCATCGCTATGCTGAATACCTGACCCGAAGCCGGCATGACGTAGGCCGCATCCTTGAACGGAATGGCGCCGACGTCGTTCCCCTTCATGCTGGCCTTCACTTTGGCTGACTTGGGTACTGGCTTTCCATCTTTCCATTCCACCTGATCAGGCATCACAACGTTGTTATCAAATGCCTTTGCAGGATTCACACGTTCGATCTTCCCCGTCTTGATGTTGTACAGGGGGATCGTGACATCACGCCCGTCCCTACGCAGACCAATGGTGGTGTGGAGAGTGACACCAGTCTTCTCGCCCTCAGGGGTGTGAAGCGGGTCTAGGTATCCGAAGTGGGAGGGATTGACGAGCTTGGCCTCATCTATGATGCGGTGGGCCGACTTCACGCCGCCCTCATCACCCATGATGGTCGTCTTCTGGTGCGACGTCAGCATGGACAGTGGGTTGGTCTGCTCCGAGGTGTTGCTGAGGCTGGACTTTGTGAAGAAGGAGGAGATCGGCCTGTTGAACGTGTCTGGACTGACGATGTCACCTATCTTGTCGCGTCGGTCCAGATTGTTGTGAATCTTCCTAGCGATCGTCCTACCCTGAGCCTTGATGCGGTCACCAACGAAGTCCTCGGTGCCGCGCAACTCCTTGAACATGAGAGCGTCACGGTCATCAGGCGGCTCAGCACCTCGGCTGACGCCTAGAAGTCGTCCAGATGTGAGTAGGAGGGCTTCCGAATTCACACGGTCGATGGGCTTTCCGAGGGTGCGCTGCGTGACGTCGGGTCGGAGCTCTGCTGCCTCGAAGTTCTCCCTGATGATCTGGGCAGCCTGACCCGTGGACTCGATGTTGGTGTGGGGTTGAAGTCGCTTCGCAAAGTCCATGACGACCTTGCTCTGATTCCGAACCTTCTTGTTGGCCTCCAAGATCTCGGCGCCCCACTGCCGCTCCAGCGTGTCGTCGTCGACGCCGAGGGCCTTCATGATGGGGTACAGCGGTGGGTTGGCCCCACCATGTCGAACGTTGAACCGACGCGAATCAGGATCGAACTTCACATGGAAGCCGCCACCCTTGACGTTGACCTGAGACTCGAACTCACCGTTCTGCTTGATGCGGGTGTAGATACCGGGCTTTAGGGTCCAGAGGTTATCGACCTGATACTCTGAACCGGCGACGATGTGCGAGTAGCGCCTCGTCATTTGGGGTAGCGTCGCTATCTTCCGACGTTGTGTGTCGATGACCTTCCCGCTCTGCTTGTCGACGAGCTCCAACGTGGCCTTGACGTCGGAGCCGAAGGTTCGGCCCTTGAGCTTGGCCTCCTTCTGAGCTCGAACATCTCCAATGTGAGGCTCGTTTGTGATCTCTACGTTCTGGAGACGGAGGATATGCTTCTGACCCTCATAGGGGAAGCTGTCCTTGACTGCCTCCTTCACCCGTTCTTTGAGAGCCTCTTGACTCTCTAGCGGATCAAGTCGCGGCATGACGACCTCTCTGATGTATCGAAACTACCTTACGACGACGCAACGGCGGCGTCAATCCTCGTTACAAGAACTATGGATCAAAGACAGCTCCTATTACGGAGCAAGGAGGGAACTTGGCCAGCATTGACCCCGCCCCGAAGCCGGAGCCGGAAGACGTTGTGGACCAGACGACGTTTTCCGACCCACTGAGCGAGTTGGACGACGCGTTGTCCGACTCCATCGCTGACTCCTCCACTACAGAGGAGGACGACTGATCCGCATATTCCTCCTGGCATTCGCGGCCACACTAGTGGTGGACACGATCTGTTGCCTGGAGGCCTGGCGGAGAGGTCGTTACCCGTAAGGGTTTCGGCGTCGGGGGCCGTCCTACCATGGGGCGGCCCCCATCATTTAGATCTATATTGAGGCGGACTCAGGTCCACGGCGCGGAGGCAACTGTTCGGGGAGAGGCTTACCGGCTGAGTCCGGGGAACTGGCGGCGGCACCACCAGACCTCAGAACCTGAGCCACGGCCTGCGCCAACAGAGGGTTCTGCTGTGCGAGCTGCTGCAAGGACATCTCCTGGAATCCCTGCGGTAAGGCAGCAAGCTGCTGAGCTATGGCCTGTACCGTCTGCGGGTCGGGCTGAGACTGAGGCGGCGCCCCACCGAGCTGGCCCTGCTGAGCCTGCTGCTGACCCTGCTGCTGAGCCTGCTGCTGAGCCTGCTGCGGTCCCGGAGGCAGCATACCTTGGCCCTGCATCCCACCGCCTTGTCCAGCCGGGCTCGGGCCGAGGCCCTCTCGCGCCTCACCAGGACCGGAGTCCTGCATGCCCTGCTGAGCCTGAGCCATCTCCTCATTCATGACGGTCTGCGACCTGGCCTGGAATTTGGCCATGACGACCTGGGCCTCACCCTGAATCTCAGCCTGAGCCAACTGCTGCTTCTTCACGGCCTGAGTACGAGAGTCAGTCTCCCGCTCCATGGCCTCATTCTCCTTCGTCGGATCGAGGTCAGAGTCAGTGAGTAGCGTCGCGTCGCTGACCTTCCCAGCCTGGTTGTACTGGAACATGAGCGCCTTACGCTGGAGATCGTCTGCCATCTTGAAGGGCTTGAACCGCGCCTCGACAACGGGCCAGTCCAGGTAGGCCGCCACGTTCTTGATGAGAAATCCACGAACGAAACGCCTGAGGTCTGAGATGTACCGAAGGAAGTGGTTCTCCAGCATGCGTAGCGAGACGTTGGAGCCACTGTACTGGAGACCACCGTAGACGAACTCATTGGGCACGCCCATGCCGGCGATGATTTGGTCCGACCACATCTTGATTTCGTTGCCGAGCATGAGAGCTCTACCGTCACCACCGATGACCTGGTGCCCAAGGGGCAGAGGCATGACGGGTATGTAGGCTCGATCAACTCGCCACCTGGCAATCTCCTGCTGAACTTGGTCACGCCACTTCATGAGGTTGACGTTGTTGAAGACGTCGGCTGTTGGTGCGGCGCTAGCTGGGAAGATGACACTCAGTGGATAGACGCGCTCCAGAGCGATGGCCTCGTTGGCCTTCTTGAGGATCTGAAGATAGAAGACGTCCTTCAGAACCGGCAGCAGCATCGGGATGCCCATCCCCGCGTCTTTCACCCCGGTGAGGAGGCTAGGCCTCTTGGAGTGGAAGACGTTGTCGGGGTTGAGCCGGATGAGCTTCTCTTTCCGAACAGCATCTATGACTAGCTGCGGAATATTCTGAACGATGTGCGGCTTGCCGATCTGGATGTCGTTCTTCAACGACTTCGGCACCTCGTAGAAGTAGGTGTCCTCCCCGGTAATGTCGTTGTGAACGACGGTGATGTCCTCAGGGTTCCAGATGATGAGGCGAATCTGCCGCGGGGATTTGATCTGGACGTCCTCCGCTATAGCCTCTCCGCTGTTGCCGCATGACGGGCACTTCATGACGAAGCGATAGCCGTGAAATCGGTACTGGACGTCACGAGCCGGATGCTTGGCGCTGCAGTGACGGCACTTCAGGAATTTCACGAATGGGTAGTGAATGGAAACGATCGCGTTTCCGTAGCACATGTAGTAGAGGCCGAGGTTTATGAGGAAGCTACGGAGCTTGATCGTATCCTCAAAGAACGTCTCCCAGTGCTCACGGAGCCCCTCGTTCTCCGTGGCTACTGAGATGTCGGTGATGGGGTACTCCGCCATCTTGTTGATGGTGGCCGCGATCACAGGGTTCGTCAGGTAGTAGTATCGGCACCAGCGGAACATCCGCTTGACGGTGTCTGGCAAGTAGGTGTGCGCGACGTCGAAGAATGGCGACGGGTAGGCAACGCCGTATGGTGCCGCTGACCCGAGGATGCGACTACGGGTGCTACTGAATCTCTGGTACGGGCCTTCGCTGTACGAGAACATCGCCTATCCTCTCGGCACGACGCGGCCTGCGGCCGGCGGAAGCTGTCCCGCAGGCAGGGGCTGTCCTTTGCCCGTGAGTTTCCCAACTCCCTTGCCGATCGCTCTCCCAACCTTACCGCCCAACGATCCAAGAGCGATGTTACCAAGGATGGGGATGGGAGCTCCCAACGTGTAGCCAGCCGTCTCACCGATGAGTTGCCCTAGGTTCCCAGAACTTCCACCCTGCTGTGTGCTGCGCATAGCATGCGGCACCTGTGAAGCCCCAAAAGCACCCATGACACCGGCACCCAGTAGACCACCACTTCCCATGCCGATAGCCGCGGCTTCTCCGGGATGCTTGACGACCTCACGAGCGAAGCCTGGGATGCTGGTCATTCCGCGCTTCGCCGCCTCACCGGCACCGCCTTTGAGGTACTTATTGACTCCGGTGTGTCCAGCCGCTTCTGCCGCAGCCAAGTCCATCTTGCCGGTGTCGACACCCATCTGTTTGAGAGCGGCCAAACGCTCAGCATCAGACATGCCCTTGCCGCCCTTAGATACGCCCCTGGCTATCTGACCCTTCGTCCGGGGCACGTACCCGGTGACGGAGTGCCGCTGTCTCGCAGCAACGCGGCCAGCCTGAGCTCGACCCGCCCTTGTTACGACTTGACCCGCCGCAAGACCGGCGCCGGCCCCCAACAGGGCCCCCTTTCCAGCACGACTCACACGCTCCCGAAGCGTGGCGTCGGGTCCCGCCGTCGCTGCTCCTAGAGCCCCGCCGCCGGCGGCACCGACACCAGATGCTCCGAGTCGCCCCGTCCACCTCGACATGGCTTCTTGACCCGGCTTCGTACCGACCCACTTCTCAATGTTGCTGGGGGCCTTGCTCAGCCACCCCTGAGGCTTCTTCAGGAACTCGCCCCCCGTCCTCTCCGCCGCACGCCCCACGGCACCAGCCATAGGCTTCACAACCTTGGACACCCCACCGACGAGCGCCCTGCCGAGAAGAGGAAGCGCAGCAGCGTCTTTCTCTATGCCGATCTCACGCTCAATCTCGTCGGCCATGGCTAGGACAGTGGTGATGTCCGTCATTCAATCGCCTCCATCTGGGTACGAAGCCTACTCGACATTTCACGACTTCGCAGCTTGGCTTGAAGCAGCTTGGCGACCTGAACGTCGACGACGTTCTCCTGAAGTACCGACCAGTCCCCGGACTTCGCACGCTCCGCCACAACCCTAGTGTACTTCTCCTTCACGTCTTCGGGGTCGTGACGAACCATCTTTTCCAACATCTCTTGCGGGGCGCCGCAGGAGTCACAGACCTCGGTGTCGGTATCGGTGTCAACGTTCTTGCACCGACGACACCTGTACCGGGGCATCATGGCGTAGCGCTGCGCAAACTCCACAGGCTTCGGAAGGTAGACGACGCCCTCCGTGAGGAAACAAGCGGCAATGTAACGTGCCACCTCTTCGGAGTACGAGGCGTCAATCCTGATCTTATTCATCACGTCGACGCCGGCTATGACCTGAGCAGGTGATGGTTTCTGAAGGACCCGAAAGTCTGGAATGACATCGGTCATTGCCATGACGACTTGATTGAAGACTTCCCACTCCGTCCACGGTGTATCGACGACGTGCATCGTCTTCATAGCATTGATCTTGTTACGAGCGTAGACACTTGGTGTCACCCGGAAGTCCGACTCGATCTCCTGCCACAACGTCTCAGGCTCCCAAGTCAACCATTCTGGGCCGTACTTCGATAGGAGAAGGACGCTCAGGACCAATGGGTGAGTGTCCCTGTGTTGGAACGCAGAGGAGGCAGAGAAAGCCGGCCGTGGGTAGGGCTTAGCCTTTCCCTCGACCGGCTCCTCCCCCTCTCCTGCCTCAAGAGAGGCGGCGTTTTCTCCGTCAGCGTCCATCAGAACGCTGAGGAACTGCTCCTCAGCCGTGGGCATATTGCCTACGCGAGGACACCCGACACGGCGTCACGGACACCGTTCGCCAATACGGCGAGGACGGCCACATCACCAGCCGCCAGCGGATCGCCGACACCTGTCAGGTCCGGAACCGTCACGGTGGCCACGGTGTCAGTGACGGCAGCGCCTCCGTTGGCACCGGTTGTGTTGGCGGGCAAGCACGCTTCACCGGCCACCTCACAGGCCCAGTCGTCACCGACTCCACCCGTCATGGCGGTCGCTGCAGTGACGGCCTGCGCCACACCGACTCCACCACCGTTGCAGGTCAGGTAACCGTCGGACTGCGCGGCGTCGGCGTTGACAGCCGTAGCGATCGCATCGGCAGTGCTGACGCCGAGGTTGATGGTGATGACGAAGGCGTCACCTGTCTTCGTGACGGAGATCGCCCCGGTGTCCTGAATCTCGACGGTGAAGGCGTTGCCGCCCTCACCCGGAGTGAGGGCCTCGAAGACGAGCTCTGAGGTGCCGGCGAAGAGCGTCAGCGCAGCCGCAACACCGGCCTGCAGCAGGCCAACGCCCTTGACGACGTGGTCGCCACCGACGGCCACGAGGCCGCCGTCCACCCACTGGATCTCCAGCAGCCCGGTGCGGGCCTCCAGCTTCGTGATGGCGCGCTCCACATCCGCACGCAGATCTCCGACCTCACCGGCTACGCCACCCTTCCCATCCTGAACGAGATGCGGACGCCTTGCACTCTCCGGCCCGAAAGTCTTACTTGCCATGTCCTATTCTCCTCCCCGATCTCCAGACCGGGATGTGCATGTCTGTTTCTAAAGAGAGATCACGGCGGCGCTGCCGCCGTCCTCCTGGTGAGCCGCCAACCGAGCGATGACGCGTTGCTGCGGCAGCGGAAGCGAATCGAAGACACTCGTGGGATTCTTCTTCAACTCGTCAGCCAAATCCTCACTGAAGTTCTGCCGAAGGAATTTCCTACTCGACGTCACGAAGTTCTTGAGCTGCTCCTCCGTGAGCACATCGTTGGCGTGGACCCACCGCCACTCCGCCGTCTTCTCAATACCGAAGGTGGACAACCACGGGTCTGGAATGTCCTTACCCCAGTGTCGGTCCGACTCGGCAAGCACATCGATTTGTGCCAGACCCTCAGCGAAAACGGCCGGCTCCATGCTGGCTCGCTTTTCCATCAGGCCGTCGAGCAGGCTGATGGCCTCGTCGTGATGGTCCCGCCACAACTGTCGACGCGTCTCGACAGCAACACCGAGCTCTCGATCGGTGGCGAAGCTCATGGAGCCATACTTCCTGATGACACCACTTACCTCGACACCAAGCTCGTTGGCACGAGAGGCGAGCTTCGTACAGAAGTCCTTCCGAGAACGAGGGTGCATACGCTTGCCCTGCTCTTCGAAGAAGACTGCGGCCTTCTTGACCTGCCCCCACGTCTGAAGCGGGAAGCTACGGCCGCCGTCATGGCTCACCATAGCGTAGAGCTCATCAGGAAGAGCTTGACGCACTGGCCCACCACGCAACTCCACTGCTGTGGTGTCGACGTAAGGATCATGGATGACGGGGTCGCTCGCCATCTTCGACTTGCCAGGCGCCACCGGCGTGATGGGCATCACCCGAGTGCCGGTGAGGTCAGCCCGCTTCTCGCCCTGCTTCGGGGCCAAGATCTCAGCGCCATCCCCCTTGATGAGGACTTTGCCGGCCGCCTCCTTCACGAGGTCTGGTGGGGGCACGACGTCGAAGAAGCGACATGCCTCCACCAGATTGTGGGCGATCTTGATGTTGGACGACGAAGGCAACTTCGAGCGGTTCTCCAGGAAGTACAGCGCGCTGACAAGCGTGTTGCCCTTGTCGACGCAGGCGAACTTACGGAGAACCTCGTCGCCGTTTCGGATGACAGCGGCGAAGGCATTGTCGGGAAGAGCGTTGTGCTCCTCCGGTGACAGCACGGCGGCCTCAGCGATGCTGTCAGGGACCGTGCCTCCAGCGAGCTTCGTCTTGAGGAACGCACCCTGATCGTCATAGAAGTCGAAGACGACGCCGGCGGTTTTGATCATGGACCTCTCCGTGGTTCTTATGTTCTACACCAATCCCGTAAAGCATACCACCAGCGACTTGGCCAGCAAAGCCCAGAGGAACCAGGGTACAAGAGACGTACGACCAGGAGGTGTCAATGACTCACACGTCGGATCTACCTCGTTGCTACGGCCACAACTGGGCGCCGGGCGACTCGGAGTGCGAGGACTGTGACCTGGAGATCGATTGTCGTGACGTTGTGAGACGCCACAACTCTCCGTCCCCAGGCCGCAGAGTTCTAGTACGCTCCAAACCCCGCGCCTCATCAAGAGACGCGGAGCGGAACGTACAAATCATGGGAGGGTCGCTCGACGTACAGTCGGCCCCGAGATTGAGAGGCGAGAAATGGTGGGGTCGCCTCCTCAAGAACTTCGGTCTCGGTGCGGCATCCCGAGGCGGAGTCGAGCTCAGCCTCTTCTGTGAGGATGAGCGGATGAAGCCGTTGTTGACGCCGTCAGAGTCAGATGACGATGATGACGACGAGTAGTCTATGAAGTTCCCAATCCTCGATCCCAACGTCGCCTACTACAACGACTGGTTGTGGATTCCAAAAAGTCTCATCAGTGTCCAATCGCAAAAGGCTTCTCTAGAACTCCCGACTGACGGGAGAGAAGTCATCAAGATGTGGAGGGACGCGCCGCACCATCTCGGTGTGCCGCGAGCCCTTGTGCCTCCGGAGATGTTGCGGTGTCCAGTCGTGGACCTGACACCGAACTTCGAGCACGTCGATATACGTAGCCTAGTCAATCTGGATCATCTCGATCCGTCTAAGACCACTCAGCGTGACGCTTTCAAGGACCTCTCTGTAGCTAGGGGAGGAATTTTGAACCTGGCCTGCGGGGCCGGGAAAACCGTCGTCATGCTACACGCCGTCGCCCACTGGGGTTTACCGACCCTAGTGATCGCGAACCAGGAAGAAATCCTGGAACAGTGGCGTGGTGAAATCGAAGAGTTTCTCTCCTTCGAAGGTGGTGTGGGCTGGATTCAAGGTGGTCCAGAGAAGTGGAAATGGGAACAGCCCATTGTGCTAGGAATGATCAGGTCGTTAGCGCGTTACAGAGATGAGATCCCCCCAGAGATACGGAACCGTTTCGGTGTCGTGATATGGGACGAGGTCCACCACCTGGCAGCGCCTCTATTCTGCAAGACATCCGATCTATTCCCGGCTCGCCGCTTCGGAGCCACTGCCACTGTGTCTCGTGGAGACGGCTCCGAGATTGCGTACCTGTGGCACCTCGGAGATGTGATTCACTCCAACCTGGACCAGGACCTCATGCCGCTTGTAGTATTCATTCGATCACCAACCCAAATCGACGTGAAGAGTCGGGAGGCTCGTGAGGCCATAGAGGATGTCACCGGCGCCATCCACGCTCGAAAGCTGAGGGCGTACGTTGGGTGCCAGAAGGAGGAGCTCGACTTCCTGACCCATGAGCTTCGTGTCGCTCTTGATGCCGGACGGAAGATTCTGGCACTGAGCCTTTCAAAAGATCAGCTCAACGCACTATACGAACGATTCCCTGGGGCCGGACTCATCACTGGTGACGTCAAGGGAGCCGACACAAGACGACGCGCCCTCAAGGAGACACGCATCTGCTTCGGGACCACAGACCTAGCCAAGGAGGCCCTCAACGATCGGGCTCTGGACGCTCTCTTCCTCTTGACGGAATTTTCGTCGGAGGGGATGCTCCAACAATCCGTCGGTAGAATCCAACGGATCATGGACGGTAAGAAGAACCCGATGGTTGTCGTCGTCCGTCACCACCGCATCAAGCAGTTGGAGCGGTCGGCACAATCCATGATCAAGTATTTCCGGAACAACAGCTTCAAGGTGGAGGCGCTATGACAGAGGAGAAACGGGTGGAGTTGACAGACGACGACGTAGTCGTGGCTGTGCAGTGTGACGCCGTGCGTCTCATCGGGCACATCAACCCCGAGAAGGATGGCCACATCATGGAGAGCGGGTCACTGAAATACCCCTTCACGCTGAAGGGTGTTGGCGCCATCCTCATTACGCGAGGCGTGTCACCAGGTGCTATCCAGGGGACCGTCAACCAGGTGAAGCAGATCAACATCGCGACCCTGGACTACTCCGAGACAGCACTGGCAGAGGTCGGCATCGAGCGCGCGTCCCTCATATACACCGACCTCATGCTCGACGAGGGCAGCCGAGCACACATGCGAGAGGCCTACGAGGAGTTCATCAACCGGAAGATGTCAATAATCCAGCACTCCCGCCTCGACGGGGCACTGCCGTGAGTAAACTCGGGCCAGTCCACCTGGACTGCGAGAAGGCCTGGTTCGAGTGTACGAGGTGCGGACTCCATGAGACCCGATCTCAGGTCGTCATAGGGTACGGGAACACCAAGGCACAGTTCATGGTCATTGGGGAGGGCCCTGGGGCAGAAGAGAACAGCCGAGGCATACCGTTTGTCGGCCCGGCCGGTCAACTGCTCTGGGACCTACTCGGCGGCGCGGGCCTGTCACGGGACGAGGTCTTCCTCAACAACATCGTGTCCTGCCGACCCTTCATCGAGGATGAAGAGGGAAATCGCAAGGACCGGCACCCGAAGAAGCCAGAAATCGCAGCGTGCCTACCACGGCTTCACGAGGCCATCTACGCCATCGACCCCGTCATAATCATGGCAGTGGGCAACACTGCCTTCCACTCACTGACGGGGGATCGAACACTCATCGGAAAGGCACGCGGCGGCATCTTCGAGGCCAGAGTTCCCAGCGGCAACCCAGACGTCACCGGCGGTCAGGACGTCGTGTACCCAGTCCTCGCAACGTACCACCCCTCATTCCTACGCCGAAGAATTGGTGAGCGCAACAAGCCGGATTCGGTATGGGACGAGTGCATCAAGGACTTCGTTCTAGCTGTGGAGATGTACGACATAGCTCGGGAACGATACTACGGAATTGAAATACCAGAGAGGTGATGAAATGTCGGCAACAGAAGAGCAGCTCAACGAGAGGCGGGTGAAGGCGGCCCACACGAAGTGGAAGAAGGCTAGGGCCACTCTCGACACCCACATGGAGGCGCACCAGAGCGTCTTCTCAAAGGCCTACGACCTCGTCGACAACGTCAACACGAATCGCAAGCGCTTCGAGCAAGCCTGCCGAGAGACTGGCATCGGGATCGGCCCCGTCACTGTGATCCTTGGGAAGAAGATCCACTTCGACGTCGACTACATCGAGGGTCTCTTCCCTGACGGCGAGGTGCCTGATGACCTCATCACAGTGAAGAAGACGGTGCAGAAGGCCGTCTTCGAGAGCCTCGTGCGGGAGAACGTCATCAACAAGCGACAGGCCAAGCGGGCCATCACCAGCGAAGAGAGAACACAACGCGTCAGCGGCGTACCGGCTGAGATCGTGCTTCCATGATCTCGGCCCACGTCACACACCACGTGGAGGAGCAAGTGGGCAAGCCGGGCAAGAAGGGCAGCAAGAGTAAGACATCAAAGCGCGAGTCGTTCAGGGTCGAGATTGATGAGCTCCACGGAGACGGTGCCGCAAAGGTACGTCGTGGGCGAAGCTATCGACTCGCCATTCCCTACGGCGAAGCCGCAATATCCTCGACGTGCGAGATCGAGCTGACCTGCAATCAGGACAAAGCCACCGTGATGGCCGCCGCCAGAGCTGCCATAGGAATCGCAGACGACTTGCTGGAGGAGGATCTCCCCTACATGGAGGACTTCATCCGCAAAGCATTGAAATGATCAAGACAGACTCGAAGAGCAAGATTTCCGCGCTGACTCTCGGTCGCATGGAGATCAAGCTAGGGACAACTGGCGAGATGTCGGTGGAGTCGGAGCACGCCCTCCAAGACTCCGACGGCAACGTTCACGGTCGGTCCTCATTCGTGGGGCCCTGGCCTACCGAAGTGACGAAGAAAATCGACGAGCTGACGGTAGCCGTCGAGAAGTACCTCGTCTCGATACACTTTGAAGGGACGCAAGATGACGCAGCAACAGAACCAAATGCAGGAGAGGGAGGCCGCAAGAAGGGTCTCTTCGGCACTGGATTGGGAGATGCCGGAACTGAAGCTGATCAGCTTTGACACCGTACGGAACAGGGTCCAAAAGCTGGAGGACCTCCGTATCGACGAAGACAAAGTCGAGCGCGTGTCCGCCAAAGGCCGCGGCGTAGATTCCTCCGACGATCCCGGCTATACCTCCATGGCCCTGGACAAGCTCCTGTTCACCTCGGCCGGCACCGTGCAAGCCCCTGGCTTCGGCCTACTCTCGACGACGCCTCACGCCCGCCGTCAGGTCGGCAAGCTCATCGGGGTGCGCTGGGACAAGTTCTTCGGCGCGCAGGACCCCGACAAGATCAACCGCGCCGTCAGGGACCATCTCAAGGCAAGGGCTGAGGACGACAAGCCCATCGTGAAGCTCGTGGCGCGAAAGCACTTCGAGAACCGGCCTGAGAGTGACGGCCTGCTCCGCGGCGTCGTGACGCCGTCATACACGGAGCTCCGCGATGCTCGGCTCCTGGACCGCATCAGTGCGACGCAGGGACGGTCGAAGATGCGAGACATGGCGTTCTCTACGTTCGACCTTCGTGACAACGGATCTCACTACTGCCTAGTCCACAAGGAGCCCGTGAACCTAGCTAAGGAGGGGCTGCCCCCCTCTGGATTCTCACCTGGCGGTGCGCACGGCTCGCCTTCCGGGGAAGTCGGCTACTACGGGTTGCGACTCCGCAACTCCGAGGTCGGAACCTACTCCTACACAGCCGACGGCTACATCATGCGGCTCATCTGCGTCAACGGACTCATGGTCCCCGTCAACGGGGGGCGCATCCTCAAGCGTGTCCACCGCGGGCTCGGCGACGAAAAGCTCGACGAGCTCATCAACGACATGTTCCGGAAGATCGACCACATGCGCGAGGAAGTATCCGCCAAGAACCGTCGGCTGCGCTCCATTACCGTACGCGACCCCGAGGATGAGATACGGAACTACCTCGGCCGTCAGGGTCAACCCGTCATCGTCCAAGACGCCGTCGTGAAGGCGTACAAGGATGAACCAGAGGAGACTGCCTTCGGTGTTCTCCAAGCCATCACCGCCGCCGCACGCGCTCTCCACGACGCCCCAGATCGTCAGCACGAGCTGGAGCTTCTCGGAGGGAATTACATCGAAACCGCGATCGGGAGAGCCGCCTAGGTACACTAGATGTAGTGTTCCAGAGTGAACAAAAGCACTAGATGTGGCTGTTGACTGTGGGACCTACTTCTAGGTACCTTAGGGGTGGGATTGGAGGTGGCTCACCATGGCGAGGGAGTCGAGACGGGGAAGTGCCCCCACGCGCGGACCCCTGCAGAAGCGCGTCTCAGATATTGAGCGGGTCCAAGGCGGCCTCGGACGCGACGTCCGCGAGCTGAAAGACCGGCTCAACATCAAGGATAATTCCATAAATGAGATCAATAAGTGGGTGGGGAAGAAGGTCCTCGTCACGACCGTCAGCGGACGTACGTGCAGTGGCACCTTGAAGTGGGTTGATCGCTACTGTTACGGCATCGAACCTGACGACTATGACTCAGAGGGCTCACGTGTATTCCAGAAGGGAAACGTCGAGACTATCGAACCCATGGAGGGTTCCTAATGTCGGAGCATATAGAGCTTCGGCTGATCGCAAAGATCGTTCAAGAAGGTAACTTTCGAGAAGTGCTGAAGGGGAAGATAACGCCGGAGCTATTCAGCGTCCCCGCGGCCCGCGTCATGTTCGAGGACATCTGGGCTTACTACCACAACCCCAAGCACCCCGGGAAGATACCACGATCACGACGAATGAAAGAGCGGTCGCCGTCGTACAAAGACCTTCGGCACATACCGGAGACCGTACCAGAACTCTGCGAAGAGATCAGACAAGCAGCAATCGCACGACGACTCATCGACATCACCCGTAACGTGGGCTCAGAGGTGGCAGATGACACCTATGGGACTCTGGATCGGGTTCGCTCCGGTATTCTGCAGATTCAATCCATGACGGCCACGTCTCGGGACCTCTACGTGCATGAGTACGGAGAGGAGCTGATACGAGAGTACCTCCTCATGAAGGAGTCAGAGGGCATCATGGGCGTGCCCTACCCGTGGTCGAGTCTCAACAAAGAGACCAACGGCATGCTGCCTGAGGAGTTCATAGTCCTCTACGGCAGGCTGAAGTCGATGAAGACCTTTGTCGGCTGTCACATAGCGACGCACGCCTACCAATACGGGAACCGGCGCGTCATGTTCTACAGCGCCGAGATGGGTCCGAAGCAGATCATCAAGCGCATCGTCTGCTCGATGTGCCAACTCGACTACAAAGCATTCAAGCAGGGCAGCCTCCCTCGCTACCAAGAGGACGAGTTCTTCAAGGTCATGCGAGAACGCGAGGAGGATGAGAAACGGGAGGCTACTGGCGGCCACCGCCCATCACTACTGATCACATCTGATAAAGATGACTCCCACAGCATCGGCGGCGTCGGACACATCCGAGCCAAGGCTGAGGAATTCGAACCTGATCTCATCGTAGTTGACTCCTACTATCGTCTCCGCGACGATCGCACGGGTCGCAACGACTACGACTGGAAAGTCCAGGCCGGCATTGCCCAAGACCTCAAGCACCTCGCACAGCAGCTCCAAGTTCCCATCCTAGGCATCTCCCAGGCCAATCGCAGCAGCAGCAAAAAGGAAGGTGCCGAAGGCATGGAGGACGCCTCGTACACCGACGCGACTGGGCAGGAGGCCGACCTCGGCATGAGGGTCGTGAAAGGCCCCAAGACTCCTGAGGGGACGGAGCTAAAGATCATCATTGCAGCGGCACGAGAGATCGAGGCCTACGGCTTCGCGCTCAACGTACGACCGTTCACGAGATTCGACTTTGTCCGTTGGCTGGAACCACCAGTTGAGGCGGACCCAGAACAATCGAAGACCCGCACCAAGGTGAAGACGGAGCAGTTGCAATCACTGACACCGCGGGAAGTCGAAGCCAACCGCAAGGCCATTGAGCGGAAGAAGGCCAAGCTGGAGTCATGACGGAGCCCATCCTGGAGATCGTCGAGCCTTGGGTTCGACGGCTGAAGCGCAGCGGGTCCGACAATGCCACTGGCATCTGTCCGTTCCATGAAGACTCATCGCCGAGCTTCGCCATCCACATCTACTCCGGGCTCTGGCTCTGCTACGCGTGCGGTCTCGGTGGCACACTCAATAAGTTCCTTCGCCTCGTAGGAAAATCACGTGTCGAGGCGGATCGAATCCTGGCTCCATACAAGGAGGCCATCGAAGCTCATCACCACACACAAACCGTCGAAAAGAGGGCTCGGTACAGAAGAGACGAGGGGCTGGGGGAACACATCCTGGCCGACGACGTCCTTGGGGCCTACGACTACTGCCCCAACTACCTGACGACCCGCGGCTTCAAGGCCGACATCCTACGGGCCTACGACGTAGGATACGACAGCCGCTCAGACCGCGTCACATTCCCGATTCGAGACCTCTACGGCAATCTCGTTGGGGTCTCGGGTCGATCCGTCGTTGGTGAGACGCCCCGCTACAAAATATACAAGCGCGGCTACCGACGTGGGCGCGACTGGGTGGCCGGAGACTTCGGACCCAACTTCGACGAGGAGTTCCCGAGGTACGACATCAAAAAGGGTCGCTACCTCTGGAATGCAGACCAGGCCATGCCCCTCGTACTTGAAGGGAACATGCCTCTCATCATTGTCGAGGGGTTCAAGGCCTGCCTGTGGATGATCCAAAGCGGATTTCCCAACACCGTCGCCCTCATGGGTGCTCGGATGAGCGAGAACCAAGGTGACATCATCAAGCAAGTCGGCAGCGACATCATCCTATTCCTCGACAACAACGAGGCCGGCTTCGAAGGCACGAGGCGCGTCGCAGACGAGCTCATCAAGACGAACCTCAACACACGCGTGGCGGCGTACCCGCCATACGCATGGGCAGAGCAGCCAGACGATCTGAGCTGCAAGGCGATAACGAGCGCCACGAAAGGCGCGGAGAGGTGGATATGGTTGACTTCAAACGCTTCCTGAAGGCGAGGAAGAACGTAGCGAGAAGCATGAGCAAGACGACCCACCGCAAGCGGGGCGGTGGGGGGAGCTTCGGCGACAGGTGGTTCCCGCCGAAGACGTCAGAAGGCGACAGGCCGGTAGGCGTCGTTCTCTTCCCCGGGGACTACCACATACCTGTGGCTCTCGGGAAGAAGGGCGAAGTCGACGAGATGGAGCTCCAATACTATCTCACCTTCGAGCA